TCTGCATGACGATTACGCAGATGACGAAAGACCAGTTTATAAGAGGGCATATTATTAATGGCAATAGAAAAAGAACCAAGTAACGTACCAACATCTGAAAACACACTCGAAGGTACCGAAGATATGCAAGTCGCTATCGAAGCGATTGAAGAAGCAGGCCAAGAAGATTTTGAAATGCAAGAGGACGGAAGTGCTGTCCTCAGTGGTATGGAAGAAATGCCTATGGATGAAGGTTTTGATGCAAACCTAGCAGAAGCTATTGATCCAAACGAACTCAATACTATAGCAATAGAACTTGTTGCTGGTATTGAAAAAGATAAATCTAGTAGAGAAGATTGGGAAAAAACTTATACAGACGGTCTTAAATACTTAGGTATGAAGTTTGATCAAGAAAGATCAGAACCTTTTGAAGGTGCCTCTGGTGTCATACACCCCTTACTAGGCGAAGCGGTAACTAATTTTCAAGCCCAAGCATACAAGGAGCTTTTACCCTCTAACGGCCCAGTAAAAACACAAGTGGTCGGTAAATACGACCAAATGGTAGAAGAACAAGCTCAAAGGGTTGCAGATTTTATGAACTATCAAATAGTGCATGTGATGGAAGAGTTTGATGAAGAGTTAGATCAGATGTTATTTTACCTGCCTCTTGCAGGTTCAGCTTTTAAAAAGATTTATTATGATGAAGCTTTGGGCAGGGCAGTTTCTAAGTTTGTTGCCCCCGAAGATCTTATTGTTCCGTACTTCACTACAGACCTAGAAAACTGCCCTCGCATCACAAACGTAGTAAAGATGCCTGAAAATGAGGTAAAAAAACTACAAGCTATGGGCTTTTATCGTAAAGTTGAGGTTGGTACCGCCGATAACGAAGAATATAGCCAAGTACAAGAGGAGATTGACGAGTTATCAGGCTTAGAACCGTCCTACGATATGGGTGAAGTATCGGTTTTATACGAAATACACTGTAATTTAGATATTGACGGCTTTGAAGATGTAGATGAAAACGGTGAAATGACAGGGGTAAAACTACCATATATCGTTACTATTGATACCAATACCAACAATATCCTTAGTATTTACCGTAATTACGCTGAAGACGATCCTTTTCGTAAGAAAATAGAATATTTTGTGCATTTTAAGTTCTTACCAGGCCTAGGATTCTACGGTTTTGGTCTAACTCACATGATCGGCGGCCTTTCTAAGGCTTCAACCAGTATATTAAGGCAGTTAATAGACGCTGGTACCCTTGCAAACCTACCTGCAGGGTTTAAAACGCGTGGTATTAGGATTCGTGACGAGGATACACCCATACAACCAGGAGAATTTAGAGATGTAGACGCTCCAGGTGGTTCTTTACGTGAATCTATCCAACCTTTACCTTTCAAAGAGCCAAGCGGCACTTTATTGAACCTGTTAGGCATATTAGTTAATGCAGGACAAAGATTTGCCTCTATTGCAGAGATAAATGTTGGCCAAGGTAATCCAAATGCACCTGTAGGCACGACTTTAGCCTTATTAGAAAGATCAACCAAGGTATTATCAGCCATACATAAAAGATTACATAACTCACAAAAAAAGGAGTTTCGTATCCTTTCAAACGTATTTCAAGAGTATTTACCTCAAGAATATCCATATAACGTGGCAAACGCTAATAATACGATTAAATTGACAGATTTTGACGATAGAGTAGATATATTTCCCATATCCAACCCAGATATATTCAGTCAATCGCAACGTATAGCTATGGCACAAGAAATGATGCAGCTAGTCCAATCTAATCCAGAAGTACACGGCCCATCAGGTATATATGAGTCTTACAAGCGTATGTATGCAGCAATAGGGGTAGATAATATAGAACAAATATTAGTGCCGCCCCCACAAACAGAACCAAAACCTATTGAAGCTGGTTTTGAAAATAATCAATTACTTTTAGGAAATCCTGCTAAAGCCTTCCCAGAACAAAATCATGATGCACATATAGCAACGCACATGAGCTTACTCAATACACCACCTGTGCAAATGAACGCACAAGTACAAGCTTTAATTCATTCACATATTATGGAACATTTACAGATGAAGTCTGACATCTTAGCTCAAGAACAAATGCCACCAGAGGTATTACAACAGTATCAACAGATTCAACAGCAAGCTCAACAGGTTAGTCCAGCAGAGCAAGGTGTTTTAATGCAACAAGCAAACAGCATAATTGCTCAGTTTTCTGCACCTATTATGTCGCAGCTTATCCAAGAATATACTGCTAAGATAACTTCACCAGAGGATGAGGATCCGTTAGTGGCTATAAGAAAACAAGAACTTGCACTAAAAGGTCAAGAGTTAGCAATAGAACAACAACAGTTTGTAGCTCAAGAAAGACGTAAAGAACAAGATGCTGCAAGAAGGGCAACTATCGATAGAGAAAGAATACAAACCTCTGAAGATATAGCAGAAATGCGTGACGATACGGCAAGAGCTAGACTAGATCAACAACGTATGTTGAAAAACTTAGATTTAATGAATCGTAATTAATTCTTGCAAAATTATTTTTTACTATACATAATACAAAACATGATTAAACGAACAGAAGTAAATCAACAGAAGACACCTACTGTAATGAAAAACAAAAATCCTTACAGTAACAAAGGTAGCGTACCGCTAAAAAATAATGCAGGCACTTTCGATACCAATACAACACCTAAGCCTGGAATGGGCAAAGGTAAGTCCAGAGGTATGGGTATTGCTGAGTATGGCGGTAAGTTTTCTGGTGTATATTAATGGATTCAGTTTGGCTTGCCAAAAAATTTCTTAAAGAAATAGCAGCCAGAAGAGAAGACACTAAAGATGCTATGTTAGCAGGTTGTAGTGAATTTTCTCAGTATGAATACTTGCGTGGGCGTTACAGTTCTCTCGCTGACGCAGAAAATATTTTTAGAGAACTGCTAGGGAAAAACATACAAGATGACATCAAAGATACAGGTTCCTGATCACATAGCAAAAGAAATAGAACGAGAGCAAACTCCAGTAAAAGAAGAAACAAAAGCTCCTTATGTCAAAGAAGAAGCACGGGTATTAGACCCAACACTTATAGAAAAACCAATTTTAGAACGTATGCCACAACCTACAGGTTGGCGTATCCTAATACTGCCTTATGCAGGTAAGGGTGTTACAGATGGTGGTATACAGCTAGTACAATCTACAGTTGATCAACAAAGGTTATCTACCGTTGTTGGTTATGTGGTAAAAATGGGGCCAGACTGTTACAAGGATAAATCCAAGTTTGATGGCCCTTGGTGTCAAGAAAAACAATGGGTATTAATAGGCAGATATGCTGGTGCTCGTTTCAAACTCGGAGATGAATCTGAATGTCGGATCATTAATGATGATGAAGTGATTGCAACCATCTTAGATCCTAGTGATATTCTTGCAGTATAAGGAGAATAAATGGCAGAAGAAGCATTAAATCAAGAGGTAACAGAAGAAGAGGGTGAAGTAGTTGAGCTAGAGGAATCTAATCAAGAAGAGTCTAGTGAAGTTCAAGAATCTGGTGTAACGGAAGTAGAGCCAGAAGTTGTTGAAGAGACAACGGCACCAGAAAAAAGCGAAGAAGAGTTAGTAGATTATTCTGATAAAGTACAAAAAAGAATAAATACATTAACTAGAAAGTTGAGAGAAGCTGAAAGAGGTCAAGACTCTGCTTATGAATATGCTAAAACAATTGCAGCAGAGAATGAAAGACTAAGAACTACAGCACAAACCTTACAACAAACAACCTTTGATGAGTCCGCTACTAGACTAGAGTCACAAAAAGCACAGGCTATAGCATCTTTGCAAAAAGCCCACGAAGTTGCAGATTATGAAAAAGTAGCACAAGCTCAAGACGTATTAGCTAAAATAGCAGTTCAAGAGCAAAAAGTACAAGAGGGTAAATTAAGGATGGAGCAAATACAACAAGAGCCCGTCCCTCAACCCACGCAACAAGTTCAACAACAACCTATGTTTAATTCTAAGATGCAATCTTGGATAGACAACGGTAATAATTGGTTCTTGGATAATGCTGTAATGCACGAGTCAGGAACACAAATTCACGAAGATTTAGTTACTGAAGGATTTGTCGTTGAAAGTGATGAATACTTTGCAGAGGTAGATAAAAGAATTAGGGTTAAACACCCTGAATATTTTAACGAAACGGTAAAAGCAAAGCCATCACAAAAGGTGGCTTCAGCAGGTAGAGTAAGCGGACAAGCTGGTAAAAAACAGATAAAGCTCTCTCCTAGTGAAGTTCAAATGGCAAAAAAACTTAACGTACCTTTGAAAGAGTACGCAAAATATGTTAAAAGGTAACT